CATAAGGAAAGAATTTTGGTATACTAGCCATGTATGTATACATAAAAAATATCGTTTAAAATCATATACTTAGCTAAGGTCTTTCATCCCCATATTCAGCGGTAATTAAGACACGTCCCATTTCATAGTTACCATCAACATCATTAGACTCAAACCGTAAGCGAACTTCACGATGCTCTATACGTAAATCTATTTTACCCGTATCTGAAGTGAACGGGAAGGGCCCTGAGTCTTCTTCTAACCCTTGGGCAAAGGGTTTGCCTAGGACAGACATATTAAGCGTACCAACCTGCACAAAATCGGGTTCTATACGTCTTAAATGTGTTCTTCTATTAATTGATGGTGAATTATGCGCCGAAGGAGTTCCTCCGACCCAACTGATATCACAAGTAGTAAAATTAGATAACACGGCAGTTTCTGCATTTAGTGTGACTTTATTCAAGCCAACCTCATGTTGCCAAATACCATATCCCCCACTGATCGCGTAAAATATTGATCCAACGGCAGGGGTATTTGTAAGCGAAGTCACTGTTGTAATCAATGTAGCATTATGTACTGTATTATAAATACTGGTAGCTACTTGAAACATCGGATCGAATTCAACCTTAGTAAAAGTTAAAAAAGAACCCGGTGAAAATGTTGGTGTAACATTACCATTAACATAGAACTGATAGGCTGTTGGTGTAGGTAATCCTGTAGGTGTAGCAATTACATTATATACCACACTGTAAGAAGTGTTATACTCCCAACCAGCCCATATAGGTGTTGGAAATATCTCTGTGGTAAACCCACTGGATCTACGAGCTCCCTCAGCTTCACCAGCATCATACCAGATCTTATCTTTTACATTATAAATGATTGCATCACTGCACTCAACTGACTCGCCTCTTGGGTAGAAAAACCATATCTCATTATATCTCGGCACCTTAGTAGCCCAGACATTTTGTCTTTGATTATAGTTCATGTTGTTAAAAAGCCAGTTTACATTTTTGTCGTTAGGTAATACTTGAACCATACCATTGTAAACATAGAACCTATCAACACCCATCCAGAAATATAAACCATCTATTTCAACAACTGCCCTAGAAGACATGATAGATGTTTGACTTGATACAATGTCATACTGCCAATATGTAGGAGCGCTGTTTACAAAGGATACTCGAATTAAGCTATCTGTAGCCCAGAACAACCCAGAGGGTGAACTGGTACCGCCACGCACTGGTAAACCAAATACAATCTTGCCAGAGGCCATATTGACCTGATTGGCAAGCGGTCCATTCCAATCGTTTAATGTTTGACTTCCATAAACAGAACTTACATTGTTATTGGCTATGTAGCCATTTGAGCCATATACAAATAAGAAAGGATGAAGCGTACAAACACCACCATCAACTGCAATTGGTTGATATGTTGGGCTTGTTCCTGCAGTATCGGCTAACCCAGTAAATACCCATTGATTTCCGGAGTTAGGTATTGTAGATCCTAAGTATACCTGTGTATTAACGCCGTTATCAATATTAGATAGGTTTAATCCCGGATGCATGACTAAATTAAGTGCACCCCCTAATGGAGAATATTGAAAGTCAAACTGCCATAATAAATCTGGGTTTGGGGCAAAGTAGTCATTAGCCAGCCAAACATTAGTAATAGTTCCTGTATAGCTAGGGCCAAAATTAACCACTGTAGCCGTTCCAGAGAACGTAGATGTAGTAACAGTATAGAACGTAGGTGTCGCAGATTGGGCAAATACTACTTTAGTTCCAGTGCTATATAGTCCGGTATAGTTAGTTGTACTTGTAATGGTGAATGATGTTGTTGTGTTTGCCGATACAGCAAACTGAGAGTACCCAACAAGAAATTGAGCAGAGTATGGACCTGCACCAACAGCAAGAGATTGGCCTGTTAAGAACACATCTAAGCCAAGTTGATTGCCTGCAAATATATAGTTTACTCCGTTATACCCATTTAAAACCATGCCTCTAGCAGGTCCCCGGAATGATGAAAATAGCTGAGTATACCCTCCTATTTTCTTTGGAACACCACGTTGGAACCTACACCAAACACCATCTGTACATTCGGTAGATTCAAATATGGTACCATCCCGTTTAATACCCGCAGCAACTCCTAAAGCATATACTTGAGAATATTGTTGTGGTATTTGACTAGGTTGTTCCGCCATTTAAAATGTACCGCCCGGAATTAGTCCTGCGTTAAATGTTGCTGTAGTAGACATTTGGGGGTTTAAGGTATTAGTATTATCTATATTTAGCATTTCTACACTATTGACTGTCAATCCTAAAACATGGGAACTGGCTAAATACATACCAGTAGTTAAGTCATTTGTAAAGCTGAACGATGGTGCTGTAGCTGACCCATTACCTGCATTAAAGTTAGTAACCGATGCTTGTGAAATTGGGAATATTGTACCCCCGTCTGTACCTGCAACCACGACATCACCAGCGTATAGTGTTAGTGGTGGTGTAGTACTTCCAGATACATTAATAACAATGTTATATGCTCCTGATGTAATTTGACTTATTAATACATAGAGCTGTGTAATTGCTGGGAGAGTAACAATTAGGTTAGTTGTTCTGGTGCCTGATAGCGCTACGTAGGTTTCAATGATTGGCGCATTAGCCACTAAATTAAGTGTGGATCCAGAAATGCTGTCTACATCATATGTAGCTGCTGAAAAAGTAATACTATTGGGAACAGCCCAGCCAACTGTGAAAAAGTTGCCAGATGAAATGTCATAAATAATAATCCCAGAATCCCCAGGATTAGTAGTAATAGATGGAGCACCATTGATTGTAGATGGGCTTTGGGGAGATATCGTGAGTGAACCTGTACCATTATTTCTAAAACCAATATACCAGCCAGATAAAATTGATGAATAGCTAGGTAGGGTAAAACTTCCTGCACCAGAATTCCATACATAGGTAGATGCTCGACTTGATTCTGCAATTGTAGGAGAGGCTGATACTTGAATAATATTACTTGATGTTGCAAGCTTACCAGAAAGTGTTGTTGATAACCCATATCCAGCTAAACTTGCAGCATCCGCAGAGGATGTTCCTGCGCCAAAAGTTACATTATTCCAAATACCGTCCGGTGTAGTATTATCTGTTAAATAAAAATACTTGGCTGATCCAGCGGGTATTGATACCGCATTATCCTGCAAATATGAATTTACTGTAAACGGAACTGATCCCAAGTTACGAATTAAAATATCTGACCCTACGGTTCCTTGTGTAGCGTCAGGTAAGAATATTGATAATAAGGTTGTGTTTGGGGTACAATCAATAATTCGAGCTACAGCTACTTGTGTTTCATTAACAACTGCAGGCCAGTATAAAGGGGTATTATTGGTAAGTGCAAGCGCAAGATATGATACATCTGTAGGCTGAACCACTGTTCCAGTGAAAGGGGAAACGTATGTAGGTGTTGTCATATTTATGGCTCTTGAATGGATGTGTTTCTATCGATTTTACGGGCATTGTCTTCACCCTTAATTGCAGTCATAGCATCATCAAAATAACCTTTCCAAACACCAATCTTATCTAATGCTTTTAAATATACCATTGAGTGATACAAAGCACCGTAAAGCATTAATTGAGGAGTTGTGGCAGTGAATAAGTTAGTTTGATTGCTTGCATCTAAAGGTTGAATTAAGCTATAGTAGATTATTTCAACAGGATATACTGCATCCGGAGCTGGGGCAAAAGTCCAATGACTATAATCATAGTCTGCATAGTAAATAGGCTCACCAGAACTAGACTGGGATTGAAGTTGTGCCACATAGTCTTGGCTCCTTAAAAGTATTGGAGACCCATTTATTTTCATGGATACTGTTTTGCGCCAGCGAACTGGTTTGTCTAGTACTGTTTGATTTACTGCTAATGTAGTTTCTACTACATTTAACTGAAGTAGTGTTTTTAATTCTGCAGCAATGCTCGCCTCTGTTAAGGCAATTATTGTTGGGATTGTAGCTACAAACTGATCGTCGTTTCTTTCAGTATAGTTAATGATATCCGCTACAAGGCTATCGTAATTCATTATGGAGCTCATTTAACTATCTCGTGTAGTAACTGAAATTTGGTTGCAGATATATTGGAGATTTGTCTCTATCTTCTTCTTCAAATTGTGTTCTTAGATCTAA